TAACTACCGTGTAGATCGCGTAGCTGGTTCAGAGGTTAAAGGTCGTAAGGCTGGTGAACCTATTGTGGATCAACGTGTGACTTCAGATAAGTTCAACGTGATCGTTGAGGTTATGCTGTACATCCGTAACCCTATCGACTACCTAGATGACTGGACTGCACCAGACTTCCAAGCGGAATACGGGCGTAACAACGGTATCGCATTTGGTCGTATGTACGATCAGGCACATATCCTACGTCTACAGAAAGCTGGTACTTGGGTAGCCCCTGCACATCTTAAAACTGGTGGTGCGTTCTACGATGGTTTCTACAAAGAGGTAGAGATTGTAGCCGAGCCTACGACAGAGCAAGTTATGGAAGATAATGCTGCTGCACTTATCAAAGCGCACTCTGACGCTGTGAACGAGTTGATTAAACGTCGTGTACCTATTGGTGATCTAATCACTTTGGTTACTCCAGAAGTGTACTCTGAGTTACTACAATCTAAGAAAATCCTTAATACGGATTATTCTGCTGGTGGTGGTGACTACGCAGGTCGTCGTGTAGTACATATCAACGGTATTCCTGTAGTAGAACACACAGAGTTCCCTACTGGTGCGGTTACTGCACATCCGTTGAGTACTGCTACTAACGGTAACGCATTCAACGTAACAGCAGATGAGGCTAAAGCTGAGATGATCATCTTCAGCAAGAACTTGTCACTGATCACTGTTACTGCGAAATCATGGACTTCTCGTGTATGGGATTCTCAACAAGAGATGCACAATGTACTGGATTGCTATGCAATGCTTACCATTGATACTCGTCGTCCGGATACGGTTGCACCTATTCGTGTAACTCGTGTACCCGCGGTACCCGGCCCCTGACTCAGGTAGCTTAAATCATCAAATACCTTTTATGGTTGATCGGGATACAGTCGCGTAATAGCGGCTGTACCTCACACGGAGGTTAATATGTATGAAATAAAGACTTGGGTCACAGGTGACTACGTGTATGCACATGAGGCTAACCGTATTGAACAAGGTGTATACGACTCATACTTCATGGGTAAAACAGCTTTAGAGTTAGTTGAAGGTTTTGAAGCTGGTACACCCGGACCACAAGGGCCTGTAGGTCCAGCAGGGCCAATGGGTCTTCAAGGGCCTATCGGACCGCAAGGTCCAGTAGGACCAGTTGGACCACAAGGTGAAGGGTTACGTATCGACTTAACAGTTAATAGTGTTGCAGAGTTAAGTACTAACCCAGCAGTTCCTATGTTACCTGTAGGGTCGTTAATCTTAATTGCTGACTCAGCAAATGCTAGTCATGTTGATAATGGTAAAGTGTATGTTGTTAAACCGGAAGGGCCTATCTATAGTTTCTCTTTAGAGGGTAAGGATGGTTTACAAGGTGAGCAAGGTGTACAAGGTCCACAAGGTCCAGTAGGCCCGCAAGGTCTACAAGGCCCGCAGGGTCCTATAGGTCCTACAGGTGCTAGTCGTGGTATACGTGTATTACGTACTATTACACGTAGTACTAAGGAGGATGCTGAAGGGTTACTACCAGAGACTGCTAATATTGGTGATGCTATCTGGATTGATACACCTGATTTTAAAGCACTCTATATCTGGTCAGATGACCTTACGGTACTTGCTGAAGAAGGTTGGCTTATCGGACCTAACTTGAAACCTGCTGATGGTGAGCGTGGTTTAACAGGGCCACAGGGTGCTCCCGGTATGGATGCACCTGTAAAGGGTTATCTATATGGTAAACGTAGCTCATCACAAACTATCACTAAAGCAGGTGACGTTGTGATATTTGGTACATCCTACTTGAGTCGGGGTATACCATACAATACCTCTAATGGGCAGTTTACACTATCCGCAGGTAAGGTATACCGTATCACATTCACCACATCTATCTTGTTTACTACAAGTAATGGCTTTGTGAGCTTTACACTATTTAGTGCAGCAGGTACTAAGTTAGATGATACTTTAGGTTTATTCAGTAACTCAAACGCTACTTATAATGAGGGTGGTAATGCACTACTAGATATCATCTATAGCCCAGCAGTAACTACTAACTGCACTATTAGCGTAAATGCTATAACTGCGGGCGCTAGTTATCAGGTACGGGGTGGTTACACATCATTAGTAGTACAGGAACTTTAAGGAGACTTTATGGCTGCGTTAGGTAAACCTATCCGTAGTGCTGCATTAACGCGTACAAGTACACAAGCTCAAGACCGAGCTGTACAGGTACGTGAAGCACAGAAAGTAGCTGCGGAATACGCTAGAGAACAAACCTTAGCAGACATGCTAGGGGATACATTAGTACACAAGGAAGTACCTACAGAAGAAACACCTGTAGCAAAACCTAAGCGTACTAGAGCAAAGAAAACAGTAGACTGAGAGGTCTACTACTAGATATATGAATCCGTAGGCGATACGGTGGAGATTAAATCTACATGGTGAAGGAAGTAATCTGTCTTTCATACCGATAATGATTTAATTAAGCAAGGGTTCGCAACTTGACATATATCTAGTAGTAAACTTTATAAAGGAGAACAGTATGAAATTACTAGATGCCGTGAACACTGTTCTCCCATATTTGGGTGAGCATCCTGTCACGGATATTGATACAGCACATCCTACGGTTGATTTAATCGTAGCAGCTATTAACCGACACCGAGAGGCATTCCTGTCTGAGGGTTGGTGGTTCAACGAAGGTACAGTTACCCTACCTGTGAATACAGATGGTAAGATTGATGCACCTACTAAGATTATTAGCATCTATGGTTTAGACTGTAATGTAGAGATTGACGGGTCTGATCTATTTAACTTAGATGAGAACTCTATGTACTTCACTCGACCTATTAAGGTAGAGGTTATTAAAGATGTAGAGTTCGAGAAGTTACCACTGTACGCAGCACACACTGTAATGTACACAGCAGCTATCGAGATTTACACTGCTGACTTCGGTGTGGAGAGTTCTGTACAAGTACTACAAAGCTACGCTGAGAATGCTAGGCAGAAGTGTGTACAAGAGAATCTACGTAAACGTAAGTACAACAGTTCAGCATTCCGTAGACCTAACGGTTTCGGTAGAACAAGATCAATGATTAAATTCAGATAGGAGCAGGTATGATTTTCGAGGGTACTTACCGATCATTATTTCAAGGTGTGTCTCAACAGACACCACAAGAGCGTTTAGATGGTCAGCTAGGTGCTCAAGTAAATATGTTATCTGACCCTGTGAATGGTCTACGTAGACGTACAGGTTTTAAGCTGCATGGGCGTATTGACATTGATGCTAATAGTAAGTTCGAGTTAGTTCAGCTAGCTGGTGAGTACTATATCCAAGCAGTCAGCCCAGCAGGTAAACTTGTTATCATACGGTTTAACGATATGGAAGTTATCCATAACGCGACTTATCCGTATTTAGTCAATTCTAATAAAAGCACCATTCGTAGTACTATCAGTCGTAATCAGAGTTATATCCTGAATACAGAGAAAGTACCTACTAAGGTTTATGATAGTGCACCTAGCACTTATAAGCTCACACCGGAGCAGAATGCTCGTAGGTTGTGGATTAGCGTGTACGGTCAGTTACCGGGTTTTATTGGTCGCTATGACCGTGTAGCTATTCAGAATAGTAATGGTTTGAATGTTGTGTATGAGATTAACTACCCTAACTTACTTGGTGAGGTAGTGACTCCTGCAATGCGGGCTAGTAGTATACGTGACCGTTTGGTTTCAGAGAGTGCTATTGCATCTAACTACACAATTACCGTTGCAGGTACTGTAGTTATGCTTATTGCTAATACAGGTATCACAAGTACCAATATAGATGTTACCGGGTACTACACAAGTAATACCCCGGGGACGGTCCAGAATCCACCTACACTACGATCTAGTACACAGTCATTAACACGTAGTCAGCTACCTAGCGGATTAAGTTCAGAGTACAATGGTCATTACCGTAGTATTGGTAATACGACATTCGTGTATGATCACACAAGTAATCTATGGGTAGTGGATGGTGTTATACCTAACAGTACTAACCCTAAAGCTGCTGGTTGGGTACGAGTTGTATCTGGTGCATTCAGTAAAGCTTACACTGTTAGTATCGAACAGGGTTCAATGAACTTGAACTTCACTGTTACTACAAACGTATCTATAGCTGCTGAAGCAACCCCTGAGTACGTGGCTACGCAGTTGGCTAATCAAATGGAAGCTAACACAACCTTTGCAAGTAACTTCTCGTTAGCGCGTGAAGGTACGACTATAGCTATCTTTGCTAATAATCAGGATACTC